TGCCATACTCTGCACCCAAGCTAGGTATCTGCCCTGTGTTGGGATTAGAATGAGTACAGCGAGAGGTAACAGCACCCATGTGATTAACTCTACCATGTATCTTACCCTTCTCTTCAAGCTTGAGCCATGCTTGCTTACCTGTAGCTAGCTGACCTATTCGTTTGTTGAGGAGTAGGTACTCATTTAGTAGCTTGGCCTCTGGCATATCAATACCAGCCAGCACTGTCTCATCTACCTTAGGCTCACCTGTCTCAGTAAATAGCTCAGGCTTCCAGCCTCGCTTCATTAGTCGATCAGCAATCTGCTGTCGTGATGCAGGGTTGAAGGGGATAGTCTTTGTCTTAGTCTTAAGCTCTATAATAGTAGGCTCAAAGGTATCAACCAACTCCTGCTCAATCTTACCCCTACGTCCTGCAAGAGTGGCATACAATTTCTGTGCAGCCTCGACATCAAAGTTAAAACCTCGCTCCTCTTGCTGGATGAGCAGGGTGTGTAGTCTGTGTTCAAGGTCAAGGGCTGGTTTACTGAAGTCCTTTGACTTGATCCTTTCGTACAATACCTTGGTGACACTCGTGTCTTGTATGCAGTAGGTGAGCATGTCAGAGGTATATGTTGTAAAGCTTTCGCTACCATTATTGAAGTCACCTTTTAGTTCTCCTAGTCTGTGACCCCATGCCTTTAGGCTATGACTACCAATCAACTTAGCAGGGAAGTTTCCCTTCCTGTGTAGCTTGAAGTCTAGTTCCTTTAGGTGAGGCCAGATTGTTCGTGAACATACCAACGTGTCTACGATCTTACCAGTGTAGGTATAATCATAAAGCTTCTTTATCACACGCAAGTCATAGTCAATTACGTTATGTCCAACTAATGTTGTTACATTATCATCCATAAACTGTAAGGCTTCTTGCATCTGTGTTGGGTCAAAGGTGTGTACCTCATCAGTCTCTACGTTTCTGAAGACATGACACCATACTTGATTTACTTCTTTAAGTAAGTTGTCTGCTTCTAAGTCCCATATGTATTCCATACTGTGTCTCCGCACTAGTTAAAATTCTAAGTCTTCATCGTCCTCTTCAAAGAATACCTCTACCATTCTACCTGTATCCTTAATGTACTCTAGGCTATTACACAACCCTGTCTCACCTGACCATCTGTTCTTCAACACTCTGATGTGTGAGATGTGTGGGTTGTCCTTGTCCTGTTGGTTACGCTCAAGTCCTACAACGATGTCACTTAGCTGACCGATAGCAGCACTACCACGTAACTGTGCCATGCTAGTCTGTGCGCCATCCTCATGTCCTTTGTCACCAGATGGACGCTTGAGGTGAGAGATAAGGATGAGGCCACAGTTAAGTTCCTCAACCAGAGTACGCAAGCGAGTCATAGTATTGTCTATCAATCGCCTCTCATCTCCACCCTCTAGTCCACTAACAACGATACTAATGTGATCAAGTACAATGTAATCGCAGCCACAACCACGGACAAGGTAGCGTATCTTGGATAGCAGATTATCACTATCAGTGCTACCCCAGTGATCGTACAGATATACTCTACCAGACCCAACTGTTGCATCAAAGGCATCTTTCAATTCCTCTTCGTTGATGTTAAGTCCTTGTAGGTGGAGAGGTCTGTTGAGTTCGATAGACATGAGGCCAAGGGCAGTACGCTTGATGTTCTCTTCAAGTGCAATGTAACCTATGGTCTGTCCATTGTTGATGAGACTGTGTGCTAGCTCACGTGCTAGTTGTGACTTACCTATGCCACTACCAGCAGTGATGGTTACGATCTCACCCTTACGACAACCACCTGTCTTCTCTTGTAGGCCAGCGTAGGGGTAAGCTACTGCCTCTCTGTCATCTACTGATGTTACTACATCCCACAGTTCAGTACCAGATACGATACCATCAGGTCTGTACGTCTTAGCAGACCAGACAGCATTGATTAGTTCCTCACTGCGTCCTGCTTGTACCATCTCACTAGCATCCTTGAGTGGAAGCGTAGCAATCTTGGCCTTGTTGGGTGGTAGGATGTTAGCACACTCACGTGCTGCAGCCTGACCTACCTCATCCTGATCAAACATAAGGATGATGCTGTCGTAACCACACAACCATTCAATGGCCTTAGCAATAGCTTTCTTTGCACCTGCTACACCATTAGGTATACTGACCACACTATACTTGTTGTCAAAAGTTTGACTAAGTGATAGTGCGTCTACCTCACCCTCAACAATGGTAATCATCTTACCCTTGTCACGGCACAGGTGCTGACCATACAAGCCAGCCTCTTTGAGATTACCTAGTACACTGAAGTCTTTGTTAGCAAAGCGTAGCTTCTGTGCTACCACCTCACCATCTTTGTTGTAGTAGCTGGCTACCTGTACTGTCTTGCCATGATACTCAGCTACTCCATAACCCCAGCGTCTTGCAGTCTTCTCAGTAATCTTCCTCTTGATCAGAGCGACAGGCTCTGGTGTAAGGAAGGTATTGTTGTAGTTCTTAATAGACACTACGTTCTGCATAACCTCTCCTTCTGGTGGGGTGTAAGTGTTACAAGAGAAACAGTAGTGATGACCATCAGTATAAAAAGCATTGGCATCACTACTGCCACATTTCAAACAGGCTTCATGCCCAATGAGTTCGCTATCCTCTTCCACCTAACCCATTCCTCAGGGTACGTGCAGTGTTCTCTAGTCCCTTGGCTATCTCTAAGATTAGATCATCGTCATACTTGATGTCATCTGAGAGCATTGCATGTGCCATGTCATGATAACTTTTAGACTCTGCTAGTTCATGTTGATCTAAATAGACTGATACACTCAAACCATATTCACCAAACTCAGCGTTCATATCTACTTCAGATACCCATTCTTCTTTTATATCTATGATACTCATAGCCACTCCTTAGGTATAGTTCCTTCTGCCCAAACAAAACCTTGTCGGTCTGCCCACTCACCACATGTCATCTTAGTACCATCCTTCCTTTTCTTTGCACCTTGGATCGTAGCACTGGCGTTCTGAAAGACAAAGCGTACATCCAAGTCAGGATACTGTGCCTTCACTGCCTTCATCTTGCGTTGGCTATCCTGTCTAAGATAACCCTTGAGTTCTACAATCATATTACCAACTGCTAAGTCAGGGATGTAGTGACGCTCCACATGGTAGGCCAACTTCTCTGGCTCGTATACATATGGAACGCCACGCTCATCTAGGTCTGAGATAACCCTTGCCTCAAAAGTCCCTTTCGTCATTGACACTATCCTGTGGTGTAACTGAGGTATCATCTTCAAAGCGAGCTTCTTGGTTGTTGTCCTTGGCTACTGCTGCAGCAACAAACCCACCCTCTACTGGCGTTAGTTCACTGGTATCCATAGACTCTGCTAGGTGGAGAATCTGAAGCTGCCTAAAACGTAGTGAAACACCCACTGTCTTGTTACTAAGCATTACATATGGGTAAGGCTCAACCACAATCTTAACTGTGGATTTAGCAGTCACCTTAATTGGCTCAGTAATAGGTGTTGGTGTTTTGCCATCAAGACTACGACTAATTCCCATAGCGGCATCCCACACTACTGGCTTCTGAGTAAATGAACCACCATCCCTCTTCTCAACGACAGCATTAAGCTTCGCTTTGATTAGTGTTTCACCAGTCTCATTGCCATCCATGTCTCTTGACTTGGAACCTGTTGGTACTATGGACAGGGACTCAGAGAGTTGCTTGCGCTTATTCTCAGGAGCTTCCTTGATAGCTTGGTCTAGCTTCTTCTGTGCTAGTTCATCAAGATATTCACATAGTTTTTCAGCACGTTCTGGTTGTAAGTTGATAGCTACATCATACACACCATGTGGTTTGACGAACTTTTTGTTAGGTTCAAAGGCGTTACACCATGCAACAGTTCCTTCGATTGTGATCGTATCCATACAATATCTCCTATGATTATGGATCGTTAGTCTGGCTATAGGTACAGTTTAGAACTATGCAAAAAAGTACTGTGATTTCAGTATGTTCTGCAGGTCTAAATTACCTGTAGCTGGTGGTTGTGGAACATCATTTGTTCCAAGTACGACAGTAGCATGTTCTCGTAGCTCTGTCAATACATCATGTTCAGTATACAACCGAACAAATTCTTCTCGTAATACTTCAGACAAGCGAGGCATGTCAGAACTGTGAGTACCATAGCTGTCGTGTACCATGGCAAAGTCCTTGATGCCCTGCTTCTTACACGTGTTGATAGTCTTAGTCATAGCTGCAGCATCCAGTGAGTGGATGAAGTTAGGGCTCGCACCTGAAGCAGTACGCCTCTTACTCACCTCGTTGTCTCTGTCCTTGTTAAAGATAAGCGCAACTGTAGTACCATTGATGTGTGTCCAGATACGTTTCTTATCTACCTCGTTGTAGTTCTGCATGACCAGCCAGTTAGTAGGTGTAACCCACTCCATGTGCCTGTTGTGTTCAGCATAGACAGCACCCACTTCCTTGATGTAGTCCATCACTTGTCGTGCTGACTCGATGACACCATTGATAGCTGACCACACGTGCTTGGATAAGTAAGCAGAAGCTTTGAACAAGTCATCACCAAAGATGTCAGGCTCACCCTTCTCAATCCTGTCTCGTATCGCTTCGTGAATGTAGGTACGACAGGCGTGGATAGTACCACTGTAAGGTACAATCATCACTGGTCTTTTAGTCAATGCCCTGTTGATACCAAACTCTATAAATTTTTTTGCTAAAATTTCTCCCTGTTCTGCATCCTTTAGGACTGTCCTCATTGCTTCATCTGCTACCTCAGTATAGATATCCTGAGGCAGAGTGGCAGGTATCAGATTAGTAGCCCTACCACCACGCTCATCACGCAGGATAGCTGACAGGTGTTGTAGTCCATTACAGCTACCATCAACAGACGTAGGTAGATGAGATATGAAACCCCAGCCCTGCCTGACTAGGCCAGTAAACTCAAGACACCAGCCTAAGAATTGGTAAGGCTTGTCAGCATCCAGCCACCACACGTTATCGTATGGGTTGTCAGCCACTCGCTTGATCTCATCAGCATTATCCCATGCCCATGACTCACGCTGGTCTAGTGTTACCTTGTCGTTACCATACAAGTTAGCACCATGAATACAAAGCCAACGTGCGTCATCCCAATTGTTGATAGGCTTACCATCTCTAAATATCAGCAAGGCTTTGCTCCAGTCTGCTGACTGAGGTGACATGAAGGTACTACTAGCATACTTGCGTGACCTGAAGTCATTCTGCCACACATAGTAGAACTCATCGTACTTACTGTACTGCTCGCCAATCTGTAGTGTACGCTCCACTTGGATACGTTTACTCACTGTCCTATTGTTGAACGTGTATATCTCGTTGCGTTTCTTTGACCAGTTCTTAAACTGTTGTCTCTCCTCTTCATCCATAGCTGCTGGTTCCTTGTTAAAGGGGTAGCTAGGCAGTGGTCTGTCCTCTCTGGCTGGTAGCCCACCCCACTCCTGTCCACTGTCCCACAGTGAGCGTATAATCGCCAGCAATGGCCTATTGATTTTCCATGCAGTGTGCTGCAGTGTGTTAAGGCAGTCAAATTCCTGAGATAAGTCTCGCTTTTTCAGCTTGGTCATGTGTTCCTTCATAACTTATCCTCTTCTGATTATAGGCACATCATCTAAAAAGCCTGCGTGATACCCACCACCATACACTGCAGTCCAGTCCTTGGGTGGTATGATACAGGGTGTCCAGCGTGGCCTTGCTGTCTCCATGTGTTCATTAAAAGCCTTGACCCATTCCTCTGTGATGGGTGTTGCGCGTAGAAACGTAGTGGTCTTGTTCCTTGCTGTTGATAGTTT